CAATCACCGTTTCTAATCTCACTTATTCGTCGGCCACTGTCGGGGCTAATCTCGTATACAGCTTTACATCGGGCAACGGCACAATCTCAATCGCATAAGGAGCAATCATGCAATATTGCCAAGTATCGCCAAACGGTATCTCCAGCCCACAGTGGCTACCACAGTCTTTCACGACTGTATCCAATTTCAACGCCCTCGATGATGCATCCTTAGCCACATACGGCTATTACCCATACATTCCATCGCCCATCCCAGCGTACAACCCTGCCACCCAACGACTTGATCAGCATTTCGCAGTCAACGGCTTTACCGTGACCGACATATATATTGTCGTTGATCTGACAGCGGAAGAACAGCAATCGTACGTCATCCAAAGGCTCACCGAGATCGGCAACGGTATCGGCTCATTCTTGGATCAGGCAGTGTCTGTCAAGCAATACGATAGCATCCTTTCAGCCACAAGCTGGACACTCTCAAACATCACCACCTACAAGTCTGAAGGTGACGCTGCAATCGCTTATCGTGACTCGATTTGGAGCTTGTTTTACAGCATGGTCCAGGCTGTTCAAGCGGGTACTCAAGCTGTACCAACCGCGGGCGAATTCTTCGCCAGCCTTCCACCGCTCTGGCCTGTAAACAACGGCAACGGAACATCCAACGGAACAGCTAACGGGCCAATCTGATGACCTTTAGTGCCGCTGCTAAGAACTTCGTGTTCCTGATCACAGTTGCAATCGTGCTGCTGTTGGTTGATCTGATCAAGTGGCAAAGCGGCGGCACAACCTGGAGCGAGGCGATCTGGGAAGTTAATCAGCATTCACTCAGCTTTGCTCTCGGCGTAGGAATCGTTCTGGGTCACTGTTTCACTGTTCCAAGAGGGCTATCCAAATGACCGGACGCGAATTACTCGACTGGCTCAGGGGCAAACCCAAAATAACGCCAGAGGAACAAGCAAAACGTCTCGCACGGCAAAATGCAATTCAGCGATACAACGCAGACTCCAGACGGCACGCCCAGTTGGTCACCCAGCTTGTCAATGCCCCTCCACCAGTTCTTCAAAACTATCTGGACGACCCAAACTACACCTGGAACCCCAGCGTTATCCCAGTGCCACCCAAACCAAGGCCAATTTGATGCCAGAACCAGTCGTCAACTACACCTACGCAGCCAGGCTTGAACGAATCATCGACGGTGATACGGCAGTCTTAATGATTGACCTGGGTTTTGACATGCAAACACGGCAGCACGTGAGACTTAAGGGCTACAACGCTCCAGAAATGCACAAGTCGCTCGCAATGGAAGGTATTAGAGCCAAGGCTGAACTGGAAACGCTTCTATCGGGCAAGCAATTGGTAATCACAACCACCCAGGACTTCCAGCAGACCTTTGCTCGCTATCTGGCCGAAGTTTACGTGATCCACCAAACCGGCATCGAATCTGTGTCAGAACATATGATCAAATCTGGATTCAACGTAAAGCAGGGGGAATGACATGAGCGAAGACGAACTGAACAATCTGCCGAGCCTTCAGGGCTACATCAACGTCGAAGAGCTTAAATCAACGCTCCTAAAGGCTTTCGGTGCTGGATCTGCATCTGCTTTGGTTCTGACCCTTTTAACCGTGATACTCGAGAACCTCAGCAAGATTTATGTAGGTCCGGCAGCAGCAGTCGTGATTTCAGTCGCATCCGCTTTGGCGGCATTGATTAAGGCTCATCAGGTTGGGATGAAGTATTTACAAGAGGGCGAGTGACAGGTTATAATATGCTTATATGAAGAGGCCTAAAAATGTCGTCTTCCGTCGCCACCGTGTCAGCACACGACCGCACCGCACCCCAAGACCTCAAACGGATCTTGCCGATGCAAACCCCCGACCCTTCGTTCGATCTCCTGAACCCAAATGTGGGGTGGGTAATCGGTCCAATTGCTGTTGCAACGAGCTGGGTGGAGGCGAATCTAGTGCATGTCGATCTGAGCTGGGCAGAGTTGCTTTACAGCGTTGCGGCTGTGATATATGCGTCTGCGGGCTTAGTGACGAGCTTCAAAGAGCGGAAGCAATCAAAAACCTCCCCGACATCCACATCCTCTTCGACTGATACAGACAAAACAATCGACCTGAAATAACCTCTGTCCCAGAAGGGTAAGGTGATCTAAGTGCCGGTTGGTCAAACGGTTCTATCTGCCTAATCACTTGAAAGGTGAGCAATCATGTTTATCGAAACAGTTTTTCTCTACGCCGCACAGCCAGAATGCCCTAAAGGCAATTGCAAGCCAGTCCAGTCGGTTACGACAACAACTACGGTTGAAAAGACTGTATCACCGCTGATCACTCTACCTCCTCGCCCAGGTAATGGTGGTCGTCGCCCGAGGCTATTTCTTTTCAATCGCAAGCCAGCGGCAACACAAATGAATTACATCTACATCTGTCCCAACGGGGCGTGTAAATAATGTTTACCCAACTCATCATACGCCTGATGACCCCACTAATCGTGGAAGTGATCAAGGAACTGCTCCAGCAACTCGCCAGGGGCGAAGTCGTAAGCCTCAACGAGGAAACGGTTAAAGCCGCAATGGTTCAGCGTGAAGACGCTATTTCCAAAGCAGTAGCCGCAGCGACAGCTGGCCTGTGATACGGGTGTTAGCCACTTTCGGATACATCATACTTGGAATTCTTATCGGTTTGTCCTTGTGCCTCTACTGGTCTATGGATGACGACTGGTATGAGAAGTGGGAACGCCAGGACAAGCCGGAAGGGTGGGATTGATTATGCTTTTCGCTGCACTGATGCTACTTGGGCAAACCTCGATCCCCTCTTTCAACGTACCTCCGGTAACGGAAGTCTCCGTTGTTTTTGTAGATCGCGGTAGAACATACGTTGTCGGCACACAATCTGGAACAGTCAAGGCTTATGACGGACAGGAGAATCCTGATTCCGAGAAGAGACCCGTTCCACCGAGCCTGACAGGCCTTGCAAACGAGTTCTGGTCCATAGTGACCATTACTGTGCCTGACAAGGCAAAACGCAAGCAAGGGGCATTAGCCCTCGACAAATCGATACAGATCACTGAAGCACAGGCTGGAGCGTTGGGCCTTGACATGGCTCAGATCATCGGAGTATTGGCAAAGAGTGCTGACGACAATGGCATTCGGACTCATTGGTCTGGCGTGGCTCTTGGCGATCTGCTTGCAAGCAAGGGATACAAGACACGCGAAGAACTGCTGGCGGCATTAGCTGAAATCAAGAAAGCCTGTGAGGAGTTGAGCAAATAATGCGAATACTCAATCTAGGTGCTGGAGTTCAGTCAACCACACTCGCTTTGATGGCAGAAATTGGCGAGATTCCTAAGTACGATTACGCTGTTTTTGCTGATGTTCAATCCGAGCCTAAATCCGTATATTCGCACTTGGAATGGTTGAAAAGCCAACTGAGCTATCCAGTGATAGTCAGGAGTCGAGGCAGTTTAATTGATAACATCAAAAACGGCATAAACGGGGATGGTCATAGGTATATCTCAATTCCAGCATTCACGGGCGACGAAGGTAAGCTGGGTGGTGTCGTCAGAAGGCAATGCACGAATGAGTACAAAATCGTTGTCGTTGAGGAAGCAATTCGCCGTGACATTTTGAATTTACCAAAGTGGGGCAGAATTCCCAAAGGCGTAGACATAATCCAAAGTTTCGGCCTGTCTTATGATGAGCAAAAACGAGTTCTCAGCGTCCAGAGAAACCACGCTCATAAGCCATGGAAAGTCGAATTCCCGCTCTACGAACTCGAAATGAGCCGATCCGACTGCGTCAAGTGGCTTGAAGATTACGGGGTTCCGCACGTTACTCCACGTTCAGCATGCACGTTCTGCCCTTATCACAGCAATGTGGAGTGGCAGCGGATGAAGACTGAAGATCCCGAGTCATGGAATCAGGCTGTAGAAGTTGACCGCATGCTGCGAGATAAAACAATGAGATGCAATCAAGGTATGCGTGACCAGCTTTGGATACATAGATACTGCAAGCCTTTAGACCAGATAGATTTCGAGAAAGACACAAGATTTGCGGCAGGACAATCAGCTTTCTCGTTTGCATCTGAATGCGAAGGGATGTGTGGCGTATGACACCCTATGACGCCCTCAATTTCGGTTTCGGCTGGCACAAAGACCCTCAGGAAGTCGCTCGAATCGTCTCCGAAAACGGAATTCAAGGCTTTTCCGCAACTGCTCCCCACCTCATGGACTCCGCTCCCACTGGGCCTGTCATACTGACAAAGTACATGGACATGGTCTGGGGCAAAGACAAATGGATCTACAATCAAGGCTCATGCGGATCATGCGTTGCTAACGGTGCTGCTATGGCGGCAGAAATCCTTGTGGCCGAAGACATAACAGATAAAGGTGCTGAGAACCCCGGTCGCCTTGACTGCATGTCCATCTACTGGGGTAGCCGTGTCGAAATCGGTGGTGGAAGACTTTCAGGGGAAGGCTCTGTCGGAGCTTGGGCGGCTCAGTATTTGCAGAAATATGGGGTTCTCCCCCGTAAGAAATATGCATCCGTAGATCTTACGAAATACAGTGCCGCACTCTGCTGCTCAAGTTATGCCCGTAAAGGTGTTCCAGACGACCTCGAACCAACGGCGAAGCTGCACCCAATCAAGTCTTACGCCAAGGTTGACTCCTGGGATGAACTGGTCAGTGCGATCACGTCTGGCTACCCCGTCACGGTTGCTTCCGATCAAGGGTTCAGCTATACGAGAGACGCAAACGGATTCTCAGCCCCCAAAGGCTCATGGTCGCACCAGATGATCATCATTGGGATTGACCTCTCGGACGAGTCCGCAGTGATCCTCAATTCATGGGGCAACGACTGGATCTCAGGCCCGAAACCCGACTGGATGCCCGCTGGAAGTTTCAAGGTCCGCAAGAAAACTGCGGAAAGCATGCTTAAAGAGGGCGATTCCTGGGCTTTCAGTGACCTGACTGGCTGGCAACGCAAAGAAATCCCCTGGGCGAAACTCAATTGGTAGCCTGGTCTTTGTTCCTGCTGTATTTCTACCTGTACGTGATTCTCAACACCATCGCTCTGGCAATAGGGACCATCAGACATGCCTCAAGAACCAGACGACGACGATGAAGTCACAAAGAAGTCTCCAATTGATTCACTTCTGGTCGATCTCGAGCAAATTGACGTTCAAGATAACGAAGGCTTTCAGGCCTGTGTCCTGCATCACTCCCGACTGCAATCGCTCTTGGGTGTTTGGCTACATGCCTCTCAAATGCAGTTGAGCAGCGAAGACGACCTGGTCATGGACGAACTCCGTCAGCAACTAAAGCTCCTCTTGGCCGATCAAACCCACGACAAATACCTGAAGACGGTCAGCGTGTTTCGTGCAGGAGACTACACGGCAGAACCAGGAAAAATTTAGTTTGCATCAACAATTGTTTATCTGTTAATATATATAGGTGAGTATCTATCCATTGCGAGGAAAATATCGTGTCTGAACCGGAACTAAGTCTGGTTTACAAGCTGGCCCCAGCACCGAGGGTTGATAATTCCGACTCTGGCGGGTTCGCTGGCTATGCTTCGACATTCCATTTCCTTGATTATCATGGCGACATTATCGCACCAGGTGCTTACAAGGCTGATATCCAGAGGTTCATGTCCAAAGGGTTTATCGGTGGCGTGAATCACGACCATGCGAATCCCATCGGCAAGCCAGTCGAACTCTTTGAGGATGCCAAAGGGCTGTTCCTCGAGGCAATTCTGGTGGATACGGTCAAAGCTCAGGAAGATCGCAAGCTCATCACGTCAGGCGTTGTCAAGGAATTGTCGGTGGGCATTATCCCATTGCAAATCAAGCGAATGACCAAGAAAGAGACTCTTGACTATTGGAAAAAGGCTGGATACAGCCCATCCGAAGAAGAACTGATGCGAGCCGAGAGCGGTTCACGCCTGATCAAACGAGCAAAACTACTCGAAATTTCACCAGTCGCACTCGGTGCAAACGAGCAAACAGCTATCTCGTCCTTCAAATCTGGGCGAAAGATCTCTCAAACAACGGCAGACCTACTGGCCCAAGTGTGCGCCCAGGTCAAAGCCTCTTACGAAATGCTTGAAACTCTGCTTGTCGATGCCGGAATCAAATCCGAATCGGAAGAAGAAGAAGCCGAAGCTCCGGCCCAGGCAAAAATTGCAGTTGAAGACCCATTAAACGACCTTCTCGAAGCGTTTCGCGCCTACATCAAGGAGTAATACCCATGGCAGCATCGCCAAAATTGCGTGCTGAGTTCAAAAGTGCCTTTGCTGAGGCTGAAGCACTTCGGTTGAACGAAGATCGCAACGACGACCAGACAGCTCGCTACAAGGCAATCTTGCAAGAGACCCTGCCTACGCTCAAAGCCAAAATCGACGAAGCCGACGCCCTCGACTCCGTAAACCTCGATTCCTATCGCGACCTGACAAACAAGTCTGTTGGCACACCTTACAGTGGCTCAACACGCTCTGCCGGGTTCACAACGATCTCGGATTCAGGTGAGGTCCAAGACGATGGTCTGGGCATCCTGACAGAGAAACAAAACAAGTCGATCTCGACTCCAGAATACGCCCGAGCCTTCAAGGCTTTCCTCCACTTCGGTGAAGACAAGCTCAAGAACAACTACGCTCGGACATTCAAAACGCTGGTCGAAGGCATCGACGAAGGTGCTGGCTATTTCGTACCACCTGACATGCTCAACGAAGTCATTCAGCGTAAGCCAGCCCCAACAACCCTGCGAGGTCGTGTTCGTCAGATCACCACCAACAGCAACCGTGTTGTCATGCTGCGTACCACCTTCCGCGACGATGTCTATACCAGCCCAATTCAGGGCATGTGGACAGGCGAAGCCGGAACACCAAGTGCTTCCCTTGAGCCAACCTTCGGCGAAGTTTCGATCCCAGTTCATGAATACATGGGCCGGATTTCGATGTCCAACACGCTCTTGGAAGACTCAGGATTCAACCTGGAATCCTACTTCAATCAAGAGTTGCAAACCTGGCTTGATCTCCACTACGAGAAGCACCTTGCTTACGGTACGGGTGTAGGCCAACCTCGGGGTATCTGGAACTCGATTTCCAGCAGTTCGGGTGGCGAGGCAGGTAAATTCGGCTTCGTGACTGCATCTGGTTCTAGCTCGACGCTGGACGCTGATACGGTTAAATCCATGCGGTTCAGCATTCTGCCTCAATACGCTCAACCAAACTTCAGCTTCGTGATGCACCAGCAAACAGCGAAGACTGTGAGCCTGTTCAAAGCGTCCAACGGTCAGTACCTGTTCCAGAGCGGTCAGAACTTCCCTGGCATCGTCCAGCCGATTCCTGACTCGATTGACGGGTTCCCAATCAGCTACTGCCAGTTCGCTCCTCTTCAGGGTACGAGTGGTAACGCAGTTGCGTTCTTCGGATCGCTTCAAGGCGTGTTCATGCCGATTCGTATGGGCTTATCCGTACGGGTTTTAAATGAAATCGAAGCCGTGAACAATCGCCGTGTTTACCTCTTCCGTTTGCGTTGGGGTGCAGACACAATCCAAGAACAATACGGCAAATTCATCAAGGTATCTTGATATAAGCACAAGAGGAGAACCATATGTCACGTCATAATCAGCTCTTAAGTGGTGTTCAAGTCAAGCACCTTGTGTTTACCTCGGGAAACAGCTCGTCTGTTCAGGTAAACAGTGCCAACGGACTCTTCGGTGGGGTGACCTTTCTGGTCAACTTCGCCCTAGCCGCATCCTCGGCAATCAAGGTTCAGGAATCAGCCGATGGCACGACATGGAACGACCTTACGGTCGGTTACCAAGTGTCCACTACATTTGGCACGCCAATTACTGCTGTTCCTGCTGTTCCTGGTGCTGCAATCTCTGCATCTGCTACGACAGCGGCGACAAACCAGTTCCTGGCGATCAGCGTCAACCACCCAGGCAAGGACACGGCTGTCCAAGTGTCAAACACAACCGCTTTTGTGAGCAAGCCTTACATGCGTGTTGTAGCGACCACTGGGACTGCCACTTACGGTGTTGCATTGCTGCACAACTCCAATCTGACTCCGGTTCCGCAACCTGATGTTGCCATCGAGACCAAGGGAACCAACTGATTCCCACCTTTCGGCCCTCTGGGGCGACCTTCGGGTCGTCCCTTTGGGTTCGAGAGCTTTAAGGAGACCCCGTGGATATTCTGCTGACTCTAACCGAATGCCTGACGTATATTCCTTCACTAGCGGATGCTCCATCGGCTACTGTACAGGTCTATATCGACGCTGCTTCGAGATCAGTAGAGAAGTTCTGCAACCGGATCTTCCTATCGGACACAGTCACCGAGCGTTACGTTATCAATCAAAGTCAGCGTATCTACCTCCGCAGAACGCCAGTTACAAGTGTTTCCCGAGTCGCAATCTACCAGCAGTCCGACCCTGTCAAGGGCGATTCCTGCGGCTACGTGGACAGCTATAACTCCAGCGAAACAAACCTGACCGAAACAAAGCTGGACATCAATCTCGAATACGTTCTCGAGCCGTCTACAGGCGTGCTTACATTCGTCAATCCATATATAAACAGATTTAAGTCATTCATCAAGCAAGATAACCCGTACAGTTTGCAATATTTTTACACAGTCGATTACACGGGTGGCTTTGACTATTGCCCAGAACCTGTAAAACTCGCAATTGCCCAGCTGGTCAACGGGATGTACTCTTCTTCAAAGTATGATGGCTCGCTCCAGTCCGAAAGAATTGGCGATTACTCATACACGCGATCTGGTGCTACACCCTTTCTTACAGCAAAGCATCCCGCTGCTAACCTTTTAGCTCCTTACGTGAGGTATTCGGTCAATGGCATTTGACGACTTCCTCAACCAGACAGCCGTGATCAGCGAACTGCAATCCCTAAAGGATGTTCAGGGCGGCGTGTATCAATCTTGGATACCCGTTCTGACAGTCAAATGCCTCGTTCAGCCCAGGTCCGGTGGTGTTGACCGTGAAGATGCCAAAGACGGTTCTGCTGCAACGCATAACATCCTGCTCAAAGGCTCTCGTAACCTTACGGCACGCAATCAGATAAAGGTTGGAACATATGTTTATAACGTGGTAAGATGTAATGACTGGAATTCTTTGAGCCATCACACAACCGCTGAATGCGTAGTGGAGACATCCTGATGGATATTAACTCCGCAATGAAACTGATAAATCAGATCGCGAAGAGCGGCGTAACGTCCGGTTCCAGCCAGAGCATGCCCCAAAAGGCCTCGAAGCAATGGGTCTCAGACAACAACGATGTTCACAGGATAAATTCCGCTGCCTTGGATGCTGTAGCAGAACACGCAGTAAAACGGGTCAAGAGATCCTTGAGCGAGAAATACCCACCTTCATCTCAGCCCGGCGAAGCCCCTGCGAGAAGAACTGGAACGCTCCACGATTCAATCCACTGGAGAAGAGGCGTAGAATCCCGTCAATTCCCAGGACCAGCCAGCAATTCTGCCAGTGATGAAAAGCGATTTGCTTCTAAAAAGCCAGCGGATTACGCATGGCGAGAAAAGATTCAAAGAGAAGGCTTCAGCGACAAATCGATGATTACGCCTTATCCCGCTCGGAAGCCACCCTCCATTGGAACGCGAATCATCCAGGTAAATCCTCGGGCGGTAGATAGCTCAGGACGCAGTCGTCTCGAGTATTACAGCTATTACCTTGAATCAGGCTGGTGGTCCAAAGGGAACGATGGATTCGGCGATAAACGACCTGAAAGCGAAGGCTCAGGCAAGAAAATCAAGCGGCAGTCCGTCCCTAAGAGCGAGAAGCGGGATGGCCCGAAGTGGAACCCACCCAGGCCTTACCTCTCGAGGCTAGCCTGGCCGGGAATTGCAAAGGAACTGGAGGGAGTCTACAAGGATTACCTCAGAGACAAACTTCCTGCTGCATTCAAATCGCTCGCAGATAAAGCGACCCTCAAGGTCACTTACAACCGTGGTCTTCGTGTTCCGTACATTTCCGACAACAAAAATCGTCTCTAGAGGCGGGTCTCGTAAATGCCAACCTCAATTGGATCTGAAACAGGTAACGGTACTACTACAGGGGGAACCTCTATGCCCATCACAGCTTCCGGCGTAATCAACGCAACAACCACCATGACCCTGACCGATTCGGACGTGAACAGCACATCCACGGTTACCCAGAGCAACTCGCTTTCCTCTGTCGCTAGGCCTTCTACCGGACCTCCGGCGACCCCAACAGCAACTGAGCAGACCTACATGTACGCCAACCGCATATTTAAAAAGACCTACACGGCTATTGCGGCTAACGCGACAACAACGGTTTCGCTCTCATCGTTTCCCGACCTGTTCTGCAATACTGGCACGATCTCCAAGATCAACTCAGTATCGGTGAAGAACACCTCGAATATGCCTGTCAATTTTGTCTTCAACGACCTGACAGGAACAACTGGCGACATCATTAAAGTTCCGGCTTATGGATATGTGCAAGTGGGTGCAGCATTAGACGGGATCACCGTTGCCGCAGCCAACTTCACTCTTCAGTGTGCCACTGCTAACGCTACAGCCGACGCCCAGGTCACAATTGCCTTTCAACGATGATTCCATTTGCCCAGATCGTCAACCGCTGGACAGCCACTTCAGTAGCTCCGATGTATGTCGGGGCTATTCCTGAAGGTTTGTTCCCACCTTACGCAGCACTAAACGTAGTGCAAAGCAATCAGGTGACACTTAGCGGAAACGCGATACTCTGGACGGAGTCTCTTTTGCAACTGAGCGTGGCTCATACGACATTGGCCGACTGCGAGTCACTGGCTTCAATAGCAATCCAGACATACGACCGTACGAAGTTTGAAGGGGTTGCTGACATGACTTTGCTCAATCGAGCCACATCTTACAGCGAACAGCCTAACCTTACAGGCAATCGCATATGGACAGCGACTTTGGAATTCCGAGTCAGACACTAATATCCCACCAAGGAGACTCCGATGGCTACGCCAAGACCAACGCCAGTTGACAAATACGCTCTAGGGCGAAACAGTTTTGTTGAGATGTGGTTCCTACAACCTGGCACTGCCGACTCTTATGTCGCCTTTTCGATCTGCATCTCTGAGGGTAGCGTGTCCTTGGACACTGATACTATTGAGATTAACTCCAACTGCCAAGCGGGTTGGAAAGTGAAACTTCCTGGGCTAAAGTCAGGCACGGCATCGTTTACAGGCTATATCGCCTCTTCAATCGAGGGGACTCCTGGGCCAGGTGCAGCACTTGATTTTGACTCAGATACAGACAGAGATAAGCACGACATTATGCAGTACCTGGGGGAACCCTGTTACTTCTATGCCTACTCGCTTCAGTCGCCAAGTCAAACTTCTGGGGAATTCGGACTTCAGTCCGACAGTTCAGATGAAGTGCCATTTGCACTGATTCCTCAGGGGAGTTCGCTCTTAGGTGACGAGCAAGTCAACGGGTTCTTCAAGACTGGCTCTGTAACGATCAGTCCAGACGATGCTGTCAAGGTATCTATGTCCGTTGAGCTATCCGGTAAGCAGACCATCCAAGGCTTCGTTGCCGTTGGAGCGATGCTCCCAGCCCCTGTTTAATCATCCACTTGAAAGGTGGGATCTACCATGTCAGAAGCATTTTACATCGACAAGCTGGCTAACTCTGGAATCGAAGTCAAGATGGCAGGGGCGACCTTCAGGGTTCGTCAGCTTACACTTCGCGATCAGGGCGTACTTCAGGCAATCATCCGCAAACTGCAACCATTCCCATCAGAAAAGGCCAAGAAGTTGGTCATCGGAATGGATAAGCAAGTGGCGGGAGATGTGATGAAGGAAGCCCTGAAAGCTGACCTTTTCTATCCGACTCCGGTGGCATCCCCAGAAGGATTGCAATTACTGGTCAACTCGGACGAAGGCCAGAAGGCACTCTTGAAAGCCGCAATCGGTCGGAACGAAGGTGTCTCTGATTCCACGATTGAAGATCTGTACGGGGAACTCTCCTACGCAGAATTCATGCGGATTGCCGCCATTGCAGTCTCTGGGGAAGATCCAGACAACGACCCAAAAGCGGAATGAGCAGCGGTTCGCATAAAGGTGATTCAGGAATGAATTATCAGAAGTTGATCAAGAATCTCGTTGTCGATGGACATATGTCTTTCCATGAGGTTCTTGATTTAACTCCTTTACAGATCGCTGCTCTGATGGCTGAAAACACGATACCGCCAGGCGAAGTTGATCCAGATCTATACCGGAGACATGTAAATGGCTGATCAAGCACCCTGGCCTATTGACCCACCAACCCCGACTGCTGGCGTAGGGAATGTGCTTCTTGCCCCAGGCAAACTGGCTAGACCTCCTGATGAGCCGAAAAGCGACAAAGACGGCGGGACTCTGGGCCTCAGGTTTATTGGCAGTGACATTGTAAGCTCGCACACGAAATACTGGTTCCCTGACATGACTGGCTGGCGGGTTTCTTATGGTGAACATGGGCCTGAGAATTGCCAACAGACGTGGATCGCGCCTTGGTTTGTAAGCCCAGACCCAAATTACGCAGACCCCGAGTTCACTCAAGACCCTGACGGTTATTGGGCGCTGCCCTGGGCGATCAGGCAATTGATGTCATGGAATCGAGAACGGTACGACCATTACAACACGTTTTGGGACAACGACATTGACGAACAGGAAGAGATTCCTGGCTACCACACGTTTAATAGAGGTAAGAACTCGTATAGAAGGCTTGTCGTCACTGGTGTCGAGTTGGTCCCTCGCCCAGATTTGATGGATACAGCATCTGACATGAAAGCTGTTAAAGACGGAGAGTTTTCGACCATAGGCGTGATGTCGTTGTCGCGGCTTGCCGAAGATCAGTGGAGTGATTCTGGTGACGAAAGCCTAAGGTATCTAAAGTACGTTGAGTATGTCCAAAATCAACTTCGGGTGATTGGTGATGCAGATGGAGTGACCGAAGACAAGGATTGGCAGCAGAGATTTCCTCGTATGAGATCGCAGTACTGGCAAGTCAATCTGACATGGGGTCCAGATCCTTACATCAATCGCTACGGCATTCGTTACGCCAAGATGGAGATCCAGCCATCCTTGAGAATGGAATCGCTTAAGAACGTACCTATGGGAGTTGTGCCTACAGATCAGTACGGGCAACCCGCATTTAGCTCAGTTGATCCAGGATACGAACTTAAAAAACCAGATAATTCAACTTTTTATGACGAACGACCAGGAGTTGCTCCTGGAACGATAGCCAAAGGCAGATCCGACTGGATACAAGGCGTCTCTACTGGATTCCCGGTCAGAGAACCACAGGTTACGATTCGGCTCACTTACCCATGGGTTTCTCTTGAAAATCTGCTGAAGCATGGTCCAATCGGAAATCCCGCCCAACTCAAAGCAGATGAAGCAGAGAGGCTTGCCTCAGTCGGACCCATGATGATTCCTGAAGGGCTGTACTTAGGGTGCGTCAACAAAGACTCATTCCTCGGCTATAGCCGTGGTCGCGTGCTATACAATTCCGCAGAAGTCTCCGAATCAGTCAGCCCTATCACGGGCAAGATTGGTTACAGGGTCATGCATGAATTCCTGATTAATCCTAACATGGAATGGAATCAGACGAGGTACACAGGCGACTACGAACCTTACATGGACCCTAAGTCATTCTACCTCAAAGAAATCGACCCTCTCTCTGTCGGCCATGACTCAATATTCCAGTTTGGTAACGGACAGGCCAATCCATCATGGAAAACGGGTTTTGTTGTCCAGCTTCAGGGAAGGACAGGCAATGAGCGAGTTTATCGAGTCAAGTCCAACCAAAACACAGGTTATCAAGCCGTATACCCTTATCCGTACAAGCAACTAAACGATCTGCTCTACTACGGACTCGATAACACCGTCAAAAAAGATGGCGACACAGTCATATTCGATCCATTCTCTACACTAGAGGGCTGATCCATGTCCAACTCAGTCAATATCACGGGATCAGACTTCGGCGAACTGACAAAAGCTCTCTCCACGATCAACAGGGTAGCGGCGAAAGCCAACGCCAAGATTGACTCGATGTTCCAGCTTAACTTCAGTGGATCAAAACTATTTTCCTCTCTGGATGCCCTGAACGGTAAACTCGCAGTCGCCAGAATCCGCGCCGATGGTCTCGCCACAGCCCTCAAAGGACTCAAAGGAATCGGGTCGATCAAGGTTCTCTCTGGTGGTGGGTCTGGTGGATCAGGAGGCACAGGTGGTGGTGGAGGTGGAAAGGGAAAGAGTGGCTTCTGGGTAGCCAGCAACGGCACTTTCATGAACCCATCTGGAGACCTCAAGAACAACTTCGCCTCCAGTCTCCATGCTATGCTTCAAGCGGACAAGTTTAATAAGAAGATGGAGATGAAAGCCGCAAAGGATGCGTTGTCTGTTGAAAAGCTGAAAGGTCGGCAAGGGTCGGCTTACTTTGTTGGTCCAATCGACCAAGGCATAGCCCAGAAACGATACGACGCAACAATTGCAAGAGCCAAGGAACGTGACGCTAAGGCAGCAGAGAAGGCAGCAAAAGCCAGCGAAAGAGCAGCAGCACAGCAAGAAGAAATGGCAAGAAAGTCTCGCAACAAGCTGATCTCGGATTCTTCTCCTGGCAATACTCTCGGTAATCTCGCGACAAGCTCATGGAGACGTAAGCTCGCACTCAAAAGTCTCTTTGATCTCCAATCAGCCAAGGGTTTGCTCAACGGTGGCTCAGGTAACCCGCTCATGGTCTCACGCTTCGGGAATCCCGGTCAGATGCCCCTGATGAGCCGTTTCCGAGTTTTTCAGCGTCCATTCCCAGGCTCAGAACGCAATCCGTTTGCCCTCGGCGACGCTGCCAACATCATGAACAATGGTGTTTACTCTGCTGGTCGTGGTATTGAAGGCCTATTTAAGGGTATCACCTCCGTTGGCACTGACTCTGTAAGAACCTTGGCGGGTTTCACGCAGATTGGATTGGCGGCAGCAACATCTTTAGGCAGTATGATTCCGGTTGTCGGCCCATTTGTTTCCATGCTCGGCCAAGGCTTGATGACAGGCTTAGACATCGCTTCCAAATCGCTAACCTTTTTTGTGGACTCGCTTTCCAAAGCCGTGGGCGGGATTATCAACTTTGTTACGAACCTGACCCTTGGTGTCAGCGGAATTCTTTCTCGAGCCGTACAAGCCGCATCTACCCTGACAGAACTAGAGAATGCCGCAAAGGTTTACGTGGGTAAAGGTTCCGGTAAGTTGATCGACACTTCGATGGACTACCAGGCAAGATACGGGATCTCGGCAACAGATTCGCTCAGGCTCATGACACGTATCGCAGGACAAGTTCGCCAAACAACATCGCTTTCCAGTGATCAGTCAGCCCAGGCTGCCGTGGATATTTTCAAACAAGTCGCAGAGGCAGGATCAGTCCTGAACCTTTCAACCGACGACATGGGCAAGATGATTCAGTCGATGATTGCAGGAAGGTATACGCCAGGTAGACGGATGGGCGTGACAGTCTCTGCCCCCATGCTGGATCAAATCTCGAAGAACGATACTTCTCGCGGTAAGCCAGGGACGATGTTTGAAGGCCGGACGATGTCATTCCTGTCAGAATTCAAGCGTCAAACGATGCCGTTCACAGGCGACTTGGAGAAAACGCAGTACGAATTTGCCAATCAGCAGCGTAAGATTCTCGGTCTGTTCGAGGGCATGTTTGTCCAATTAGGACGGGTTGTTGAGCCATTTGCCAAGGGCTTGTTGATTGTCAGTAACACTCTGTTGACTACCGTATACGACAAGCTCAAAGGGTTTGCAGAAGGTGCTAAGGCATCTATTGAGGACATTCGTGCTGGAGGGTCTGGAGGTGGATTCGGCTCTGCCTTAAGATCATTTGTATATGCTGTATCGCGTGCTGGCGACTACGTGTATGCCTTCGGGCAAGCTGCGTATGATGCCAGAGACACGATCATGGAGTATGGCAAAGTATTTGGTACTATGGTTTTGCTCGTTGCTAAAGACCTTGCTGTTTATGGACTCCGAATGACCAGCGTAGTTATCAAGATTGTCGAGGCGATCAGCAATTTGCTTCCTTCAATAACAGACATGACCCGTGCGTTAGTGCTTGGAGCGGAATTTACAGCTAGGCAAACAGGCATGCAGTCTCCAGGCCAGAAGGAAGCGGATAAGAAATATTATGAAGACCAATTATTGGTAGACAGAACGAAACAGAGGCTGAGAGGCTTTCAGGGTGGCGACCGATTCATGAGGGACAATGTGTCTGGGGAACAGATGTCTAAGGAGCAACAGCTTGCCAAAGCAGCCCAGAAACGCCTCGATGCTGTCGCGTCAGGAATCCCTAGATCTTTTGCCTATGGAACAGAGAATGCTCCCGCCATTACACTCGGTGATTCCGTTGCTAAGTTTGCGGATAAACTGAAAAGCGTCAACAATATTGGCGACTTAAAAAATATTTTCGGTAATGTCCCCGACTCAGGTGCATTGGAGGCAGTTATGAAAAAACTCTCCATGTCCACAGAACGCGAAGCCAAGTTCCAACCGCTCCCGCCAATGGCTGAAAAAGGCCGACTCTCAAGCTACTTCTCCCCATCTGCATTCCGAGACGAGATCGCTGGTTCTGACCGTCAAATGCTCACCGCAGCAGAAACAACCGCAGCTAACACCAGCATGCTTGTGGAATTCCTCAAGCCCAAAAACAACGCAAATATCGAGCAACGGTTCCTTCCAGGTATGACAACAAGATAAGGTGGCAAATGGGCGACTATTGGAAACCAGGCGAGGGTATTTCAGCCAGTAAGCTGAACCGCAACTCAGCCAGCACGAACGCAGTCAATTACTCGGGAGGTGGGTCGTTCAGCAAGAATGGCTCTACGTTCGCTTCAGCAGTACCCGACATTGGGCCGGAATGCTTTGTTGTTGCCGTTGACGAGGTTCACAGGGAAGAGATTGACTCCAAGGTCGGTGGAACCCCTACAAGGTACATTTACAGCCACAGCTGGACAGCGGTGACTTTTGATACGTTGAGAGGTTTATGGAAGAGAGACAATACGAGGAGGGGCCATTGGTCGGTTGATCCGCTCTACATGGTTACACCCAATGAGCAACTGACCCCGTCAGGTGACGGTAAGCGGTATGGAGATAGCAAAGAGTTCTTCTTGACTGCTGTCTACTCGGTTCAACGAGATCCTCACACCGGGATTTTATTTTTTTTTTCCTAAGAGTGGCATCCAGTGCGCTGTCCCAAATGATCCAGGCTGGCCTGTTTATCTATTCGGCTTTAGCGGGATCATGGAATTCGGTTACATCGACTTGGTTGACCCAGACACGGGCGAGTATTACTTAAACCCATCGATACCTGATAAAGATGCTGTGACGCACATCCAAGACTTTAAGGTGGGCCGGGTTGTGGCTCACGATGAGGATGGCAACTCAAAGGTCTATCAGTTCCGAGGATGGTCTGGATGGTATTTTCAGGCCTCAGCGTCTACAGCCGCAATAGATGTCAATGTAACCCAGCAATCAGAACTAAATCCAGGAACAAATCGGTCGGGATGGAAGGATATTGTAGAGTACTGGTACAACAGACCGCAATTCGTATCTCCTCCAGTGCATGACGGCAAAGAGTTTTTCGGGATCGACTACCTTTTTAGGGGTCTGACAGAATTCGAGGGACACTCATTTGGCGAATATGTTCAGTCGTATGTAGATTCAAATGGAAATTACGTTTTTCCGTCGTTTCGTCGCATGCCTGGCCCAATTCGGATGAGTTACCTATACGGTCCTCAAGGTGACAGCGCAAACAGAATTAATCACCAGCTTCGGTTTAGCTTGTCAGGTAAATGCAACGTCATGCTGCACGGGAGGTTTCCTGGGATTCGCGACTGGAGTTCTGAATTCGGATCTTACATCCTACCCAGCAAAGCGACGACCATGCTCCTTAAACCTGGCTCAGACAATCTGATTTTGATAGATGGTCGCAACGCGATCCGAATCCGACTTAACGGCTGGCATGCTCATTTCGGCGATCATATCATGAAGCCAGAAAATAATTTCCCATCGTTTTACGCTGGTGGTGCTGGGAACTTCCTTACCTACGGCTACCCTTTCTCTACTCCATGCGAGGATGCAAATTACGGAGATGACACGTCAGAGAGAAGCCTCGACGAAAATGGAAACTGGGCGTACGGATCTGCTTTTGAGTTGAGCGGAGGTCACCACTTCCACATCGGTCGATGGATCGAGGCTAACCAGACTAAGGGGTTGGATCGTTTCAATATTAGAGCTGTTGCAAAAGCATGGAAAAAACTACCTGGAGATTACAATCCACCCGAATCGACTGGACTCCCACGGCTCAACAGGCCAGACCCCTACAGCGTCATCCTAAAGACAGAAGGGGATCGTCCAGCTGACGAGGTCGTCTACACGACTGCTACTCCTAGAAAGACGGTCCATGAATTTGACCCCGACCACAATGAATATGGGATCGAATGCGACCCGACTTATGCCGATAGCATGGGCTTCATCTTCAACTTCAAAGAACCGCTAAACAATTACGGGTATGTTCACATCAGTTGGTATTACGATGGGGTGCTGATCGGAGTTAACTTTAGAGCGGCAGTTGGAGGCGGGGCAGACTCGTATATTACTGGCGGGAATTACGCTTACGCTATTCCTTGGAAGGCGACCGATAAATCCTTGTTCCCTGGCTATGGGGGCGACTTGCCAATTCCTCCATCGGAGAAAGACCCTGATCATGAAGGCGCACCGCTAAATGGTGAGTACGAAGCCTATCTGGTATGCATCCCGTTCGGACCTAACAATACGGACTTCTTACCGACATGCGGATTCCATATACCTCCTGATGGGAAGGGTTCAGCCGGGAAGCCATACACCTTTATCCCATGGACTTACTTGCCTCGGGTCAATTTTTCTGGTGCTTCGATCATAAAAACTGTCACTCTCGACTGGGGCGATGGACTTGCAGACGCATGCTCCCTCGATACACCCATCAAGCACCAGTGGGATACTGCTGGAGACTACACGATCAGCATGGAAGTCACTTACACAGAAGCGTCAGGGCGTGGACCGGACAGATCAAAAACCTATATCAGGGTCGCACCATAATGGCTCACACATGCGTATGCACAGAACCAGGCACTTGCAGTTTCTTCAAACGAGAGATGAGCGATACCGATTACGATATCTGCCGCAACTGCTTCAATAACAAGTCTCGAGCCTCCATCGTATCCCAGTGGTACAAAGAAAGAGGCCGAAAGCTCGGCATACTCAACGGTTGTGCCTTAAAGGGCGATCCAGTTCTCAACGAGTTTGGCAACCAAAAGATTCGCAGAACATGCGGATGCGGTGGTCAGAAATCAGAGATTCCCCTCTTCCAGTGCCATCACCCGCAGCCCAGAACAGCTGAAGAAGACTGCGAAAAGAGATGCACTGACTACACAAGTTTTTAAAAAGTCGCCCATCCCTTGGGCCACAGAAACTGCTTGCTATCGCCTCTCGATTGGATCAGTCGTGCTGGGTCACTGCAACTTGAATGTCTTAGCCGCTCGCCAGCAAAACACAGCTATAGCACCGACCAAATTGATGCAAACATCGGCGTACAGTCTCTGGATGTCTCACCAACGACTCTCAATGATTCCCGAGTTCTTCAGGGATCTTGCGTAAACTGCTACGCACAAAGCGTCCGCTGGGCCATCCTTGAGCTTACCTTGATCAGGCCACCGTTGCTGGCAGTAGATGATCGAGCGAGCTTTGCCCAACTTCTTATCCAGCCCCTTGAACACAGCAGATTGCCAGACCTGAGGCCGGACTAGGGCAAATGGACTGTCAAGAGTGCAAAGCACAGCCTGTAAGCCTCCAAAGCTCATGCCGAAAGTAAACATGCTTGTCACGCCTTGACCAGGCATTGCACTTACCTTTTCAATCACTGAAAAGTCCGGTTCCCATTCTTTCACAAGAGTCGCGACAGCATGAAAATCAATGCTCGACCCTTTCTCACCTTTGACCACAGGCATGGACTGAGTATGCAGGATGTCTCCGTATTCGTTGACAGCTGATATCCCACCCTTCAAGCCTGGATCAAAACCTATGTAAACAGCCATTTATCTGCCCAGCTTTCTGCGTTCGATGATTACCAGGTCGTATGCTTTTCGTCTACCCAGAGTGTCTGGCACATCATGCCACCACCATTGGAACGACTCCATGTCCGTTTCTGTCTCACCCTCTTTGACTCCCATCCGAAACAGATGCTCCAGAGCAGATATCGCACAGTGGTAAGGCCAGCCGACAATCCCATGACTCCACAGCAGTGTGGTCAAGTCAGTCGCTGAGAACAGCCAAAAAGGCCTTCCATCGGCCAGTCGGTAATACTCAGGGCAATTGCTGATTCGACTGTGCGTATATTGTTCGCTTTCCGACGAGCTTGCCATTTTCTTTAATCTCGTATCGTTTGAGTGCAACGCCTTCCGCATCCCTCTGTGTCAAAACCCGATTTGTCAGATCGATTTCCACAGAATGGAGCTTATCAGCCTTGGCGGGATTCTTTCGTTTCAAGTCCTTGTAGGCCTGAATTTCAAGCCCATCCTTAAACACTTCCAGATGAAAGTTGATCATTTATATTATACTCCTATACAAGGCGATTTTCTCCACTTCAAGCCTGTTTTCAGCCAGTGGTAGCCACCAGTTGAAATTTAATTCCGGTCGCTCTTCAGAAACCTCGCCAATCAGAGTGATCAATCGAATGCATAGGTCCATGGCTTAAACCTTTCTGTGGTCAAATCGTAAAGACTCATACCCATCAACATCAATGAATATGTGCATATCTTGAAAGACGCTTGTTGCATAGACGTACAGCTCTCGAGCTATCGCCACAGCAAGTCGCCTGATCTCAAGGTCAGCGTGAATCGAACCCCTCTGCTCGAGGATATTTCGCCATGCCCTTAGATTCCCAGACATGAACAGGTGCGTTTCAATCGAGTTTGGCAGAACAGATCTCGCAGCTTCGCGAGCCTTTTTGCGAATATATGTCAATGCTTCACGGTCAGCTGTCTCGTCAGGATGATCATCCTGCCATCTCCGGCTGATAGCTGTTGTGCAGACATTGAGCATCCGGTCATAAGAGGCAGACGCAGCAGTCACTTCTGATTTGAAGCATTGCTCCGCAACAAGATCTCTAATGATCAGAGGTGGAACAATGTATCCCAAGTTGTCAGGCTCAACGTATCTTTGAGATAGCTGCGAGAAAGCCGTTCCAGCCCTGTGACGGATCAACTCATGAGTCAGGCTGCGTGAAACACCTGTGATCAATAGACCAACGTAGGAGTGTTCCAGGACGCTTCCATGACCAACCTCGAGTATATGCCCAATGTAACCCCTATTGCCTCCAGGACGAGGGTTTTTGAACGATTGGTAGCATACTCGGCCAGCGAACTCAGGGATGTGGTCCAAGCTGTGTGTATTCTGGGCGTGCATGCCTGACGCATATTCTTTAAGATCGTAGTCTCGGAAAACCGACACTGTTGCAACCTTTACTTTGGGTTCGTATATCAACTGCATGAGCTTGCCCTTTGTGCTGTTACGTAGGATTGAAATGCTTGAATTGCCAGCTTCCTCGATGGATGACCTTCCCACTCCAAAAACCCAAAGGCTTGATCTTTAGCAAAGACTCCATCGACAAGCACGTAAACTGTCAGGTAATGCAAATCCTGCTCGTCATAGTAGAAGATCTCGGCCTTATAAGGCTCATCCACCAGAGTGATCGTAGCCCCGTCTATCGTTGACCATCTGTTGTCTGGCTTCATTTCTCTGCCTGGCTCTCCAACCTGGTTCTTTTCCAGCATTTCTTCTCTTCCTTTCTCTCAACTTCGCGCTGCGAACACCGTTGACATGTCCCATTTCCTGCAACTCACAGGGGGGCAACGGCACTTTCTCATCCATTAATTCCGATGACGGGCATCTCGTTGTCAATCTCATGTGAGCCGACACAAAAGCCAGTCGCTTATCCATTGCTTTCATATACTCGCGGGTGTACTCCACTGCGAATCTCCTTACTCTTGCGATCCAGCCTGGTTCGACCTGTACTTTTGTATTGCTTCTGCTGCCTGTCCAAACTGCAATCCCCGAGCCTTTTCAGGCTTCATCCCCAGTGAAATGAGGTAGTTCAACTGTTTGATCGAACACAACCCTGAGTTTCGTCTGTCAATGATCTGGCCGATCAACTGCGAAGCCTGACGTTTCGTCATGTTGTTGACATCTGCCATTCCAGACTTGTTCAGGAAATCCTTCTGCGAGGGAGTCGCAAGCTCCCCGAATCGATTGGCGTTGGTTAGCATGGCTCGGGATACACCCAAAGAAGCCGCAAGCTCAAATGGATTGATCTCGACCCGCCGATAACTCATGTCCAGCCTGGCAACCGGAACCTTGATCTCCTGTCGTTGTTTACGTTCCGTCTTGGCTCGCTCCACGGCTTGCCACAGATCAACACCCTCTCCGACCAACTCCTCAGCACGCTTGGAATCAACCTCCTCACAATCTGTCAACGAGCTTGGCCCAATTAGGTCCATGTCTGTCGTGTGTGAGAAATCCAGAATCAAACAGTCCGATTTCCCCTTGCAAAGCCTTGTCCCTCGACCCACCATCTGGGCATAAGCGATCCGGCTTCGAGTCGGCTTTAGAACAACACAGTCTGTAGGCTTGTCGTCAAACCCCTCGGTAAGGATCTGGCAGTTGACAAGGATCTTTGTGAGTCCGTTTTTGTAACGCTGTATCGTGCTGTCGCGGTCAGGCTTATCGCCGGAAACCCAGTCGCTGGAATGTCCCAGTTGCTTTAAGGCATCAGCCATGGCGATAGACGAGCCAACATCAGGCATGAAGACAATGATCTTCTTTCGGTCCTCAATCTCTTTGCTGATCGCGTTCGCTAATAGCTCGATGGCTGGCTGGATCTTACGACCAAGATCTCCCTGAGCGAAGTCGCCATTCTTGCCCGTTGTTTTGCACCCCCTCAGGTCAACCCCCAAAGAACACCGGACAAACTTGACGGGTGACAGAAATGGGCCAGCAGGATCATGGATCGCGTCATAAAGCGAGTAGCTGTAGACAACTTCCTCGAAACGCTTCAGACTCTGTCCATCAGGCCGATCAATCGTTGCAGTGACCCCAACAAGTTTTGAGTCAGGGAAGTGGTCGTAAACGGATGAGTATGTTTTATTGGATTCTCCTGCGTGATGGACTTCGTCCGTAATGATCAACTGGAAATCGCCTGGCTGATACCGCTTGCATCGCTTGGTCATTGACTGAATGGTTGTGCAAACCACATGCGGATCGCCCAGGGCAAACCCGTGATGGGAACCCTGCTCACGACCCACCATCAGTCCGCACAGTTCAAACGTGTCAATCGCTTGTTTTACAAGTTCCGTTCTGTGGACTGCGAACAAGGCTCGAGAGATAAACCCCTCCTCAATCAACTGACGAATCAGAATACCTACGGTTACGGTCTTTCCCGTTCCGGTCGCCATCTGGAGAATTCCAGCCTTATGATCGTCCTCGTAAACCCATGACCTAATCTTATCAATCGCCTCATCCTGATACGGATAAGTTGAAAACTCGCAATCCATTAACGCAGAATAGGTTAGCTCACGCATAATACCCATGTCCCCCGCATCCATTGCAATGAGCAATCATGGGATCTTCGCCTGTTCCGTTGCAGATTCCGCACACTCTCCAGTTCTTGGGCGACCTGATAATAGGGCGTTGCAATCTGGATAGTAGTGGACCAGGCGTATCGCCTTCGGCATTGAGCAAACAGACCTGAGCCATGTTTAGAAGTTCATTGGCTACCTTATGTAGATATAACCATGCGTTCATGTCACGGGCAAGAGCAGACCTTTTAGGCTTGGCTAATCGCTCGTAAATGTACTCGTATTGCCGCTCATCATCATCCTTGTGAGGCTCAAAAGCCTCTCGAATCACGCTGACTTTTAACTCTGTCTCAGGCACAGCCTTTTCAGCGTCCGAAAAAGCATCCCTGATTTTTTGATCTGCGGTCATGGTTCTGCCTCCTGAAAAGTTGCCCATCCATAGGGCGTTCCCACCAACATCATTAGAAGCCAAACGTCATAGCCACATTAGGATCTTTTGCAGGGGCTGGAGGTGCGGGTGCTGGTGGAGGTGGAGTGAAGTCCACTTCTGACCCCTTGACCTGTTGACCCATGGCAAACGCTGGCTGGCTTAAATTGCCGCCCGTCTTCCGCTTGAACTCCTTGGACTGCATTGCAATCCGAGCCAGCCACTCAGGCAGAGAAGCCGTTTGGTCCTCGTCAACGCACCATGAGTACTCTGCAACCTGTGAATTGAAAGTGCTGGTCGTTGGGAAAACACGGGAGATATTGGAGTAAGTCTCTCCATTCTTTTTGCTTACTGAGTGGGTGAACACGACAGAAACAAATCTGCCGACAATCGTTTCGATTTTGAATTCACCAGCCTCTGTGTTGTTTAATGGTTTGGCAATCACGTTTTCAACCAGCTGTCGCAGCTTGGATGTAGCGTACATCGACGCACCATAATCCATCCACTTCGTCACTGGCCGACCACCTGTCGTTTCTGGAGGAAACTCAAACCCAACCTTGATGGTGCGGGACTCTTTCGTGATCCCCTCGAAGGTTTTCGGGTGCGAGCCAACGTCAACGACTGCAAAGATTTTGCCCAGATGAGTTCCTTCGGGCATAATGTGTCGAGCTTTTTCGTCAGACTTCGTATAGTCAGATGCGTAATTCATCAAATCCCTCTTATCGCCGCAACTGCGGCTTCAATCGAGTCAAATGCGTGAAGTGCAACCAATGCACCCCAGAAATCCATAGAACCAACACTAGTCCAGACTACCGATCCATCAACTCGCACAGAGGCACTGGGCCGACTATCATGCGGGTCACCTGGTCGATAGCATGGAATCCATCCAGCCTGATTGGGCCTTCCGGCCAGTCTCAAGCCATAACTCTGCAAGATAGAGAGTTTTTCAGGTATCTCATCGGATGGGCAAAGAGAACGAGACGCAGAAAATGTCAATGATCCTGTAAAAGGTTGCTTCTTCTGAGTCGTTTTGTCTTCGATTTCACTGAGCAACCACTGCGGCGCGATGCCACATTTGCCCGTGAGCGGGTTGACTGAACCCGTCCATTTGTACATTTTCCCAGAGCCGTACTGAGTAGGAGGGCAGGAAGCAAGCCTTCTGTCACCAAGGACGAGGATTTCTTCGTGTTTGCCAGTTCCTTGCCACAGACGCACGTTGGGGATTGGTCGGGAGTACCAGTGAGGTAATCTGAGCCAGATGTGCAAACCACCCCCGCCAGTACTAACTTGCCAAGTTCGCGGTAAAGACGGTCGAGTTTGAAAGAATTCACGGATCATATCCTGCGGACCATCCAGGTCCAGTACGAGTAAACGTGACGCCAGCCCTGGCAATGCAGCAATATTCTTAGGTGATAAATCTTTCATGGCCGACAGTGGAAAACCGCTCCAATATTGGGACGTTTGAATCAATGGCATTTTTTGTTCAGAAGACATGGGAACCGTATTGATCCCATGGTTCTTAAGAACTTTTATCCATTCGAGAGTGAGGGAGTTTTTTCCCACAATTTGGTCGCCCCACAATTTCAGAACGGGCCACCTGAACGTCTAATTCTGCTTCGATGCCAACCCGAATCTTATTCAAGCCGCACCTTTCCACGTAGTAGACTTTAGCTAAAAGCCTTCCGTCTGCACCGAAGAATTCGATTGATTCACCTGGATTCCGAGTCAATACAAGCATGGTTGATCCTCCTGATCAGTTCTTATCAGACAACAGGTTGTTGAGTAAGTCGTTCCGTCATGACCAATGGACCCACGCGACCAGCATCCCACAAGTCGGCAAGAGCTTTACCCTGCTTCTGGAAATCCGTTTCCGAGCCATCGACAAAGCATTTGTACCAGTGCTTGACAAGCCCTTGTGGAGCAACAGCCAGTTCCTGAGACTTAGCCAGCAAGAAATCCCTGAAAGGTTTTTCAGGTTTGATCACGGTTGGCTCTGAAGCGGCCTGTTCAATCAGATTCTGCTTAACCTGTGGGGCAACAGGGGCGTTATCTCGACCAATTTCTTCGGCGATCTGTTGATCCACAGCTTTTTGTACACGGTCATAAATGTTCCCCAATAGCTCAGGGAAACGCTCGTCCGTAACCATCCCCAGATCAACCGACATTTCGATTTGGCAATTTGCTTCGTAAGAGCTAAACTGTGGCCTACCAACCTTTTTGGCAATCCCAGCACGCACCAAAACAACTGCCTGATTTTTTAAATCCATTACTGGACTCCGTTGTTAAGACCTCTTGTCATCCCCCAGTTGGGATAGTGAAGATTATCGGTCTACGCAGAACTTGTCAATAACATTCCAGAAAAAATTTTCGGTATTCTCGAAAACAGCTTAAAACAAGCAGGATATCGTGGAACCGAAAATATCCATTCATCGAACCTCTGACAAAAATATTCTTGTAAGGCTAGGGGTCAACGCCGAGATGTCCAGGAAAAAATTTTTTAGACTTTCTTGTTGACAACGGTCATAGATTTGGCTACTATTTGATTGACGCAAACGAATGGCGTCTTTACTAGGTGTGTCTCCAAAGGGAAGGGTCGTATAGATATGGCTACTTTAAGTTCTGGACCTCGCGTAAATGCTCGTTCAACCCCTCGTATCCACGAAGGGATCAAAAAGAACTGCATTGAATTATCTGAGCGAGGATTGGTTTTTGAAGGTCGGCAAGTTTCAGCTGAATCCCTCGTCTCGGCTCTACTCAAATGTTACCTGGATCTGACAATCGACGAGCAAGTTCAAATGATGAGACCAGCCCTCAAAGAACTCGAACGAGAACTTGAAGAAATGGATCAAGATTTTTCTTGACAGTCAGGTGGTCAAAGCCGTAATTTCACTCTTGTCCCGTCGAGCTGTTCGGCGGGAATTCCAACGACCCAGATTTGTCCAATACGTTCCAGGCACTTGACTGACGCTCAGGTTGTGTCCCCACAGAGCCTTATCCTTCAGCCAAGTTTGTTCATCTTACTTTGAGATAACAAATGCTGACACTGGATGAAAGCGTATTGGCAGAGAATGCGAGCAATTCCTATGGACGGACGTAACGAACCATTCTATCGTAAATCGCGTAAAGCATGGTACTTGCAAGTAGGTAAACGTCAGATAAAGCTGGCAGAAAGCAAGGCAGAAGCCTGGGCTAAATGGCACTCGTTGATGGCGGGTGTACCGACTCGGGAAGGCTCAAAAACCACCGTTAAATCAATGTGTGAGGCCTTTATTTCTGACATCAAAACGAGTCGATCTGAGAGAACATGGCAGTGGTACGAGGGGTATACCAAGAAGTTAATCCAGTACGTGAAAGGAGATACGACGGCAGAAAGTGTCAGTATGAGCGAAATATCTCTCATGATATCGACCCAGCGAACGTGGAAGGCTAACTCACGACGAGGCTTTGCCATAGCCATCAAGCGAATATTCAGCTGGGCGAAAAAGAACAGACTGATCGAGATCAACCCTATTGAGTACCTCGAGAAGTGTCCACCGGAATCACGGGAAGAGTATGTCACTCCTGAGCAGTGGAACTACATCGAGTCAAGCACGCCTGATTCCCCGCTGAAGGACTTATTGATTCTGGCATGGGATACGGGCATGAGACCTCAGGAACTCGTCAGGATCGAAGCCAGGCACTTCCGTAAGGATGATCGCATAGTTGTCTTTCCTGCCGCCGAGGCAAAGGGTAAGAGGCATCCCAGGGTCGTCTACATCGCAAGTGACAGGGCAGTTCGGATACTTGACAGTTATGCTCAGAAGAAGCCTGAAGGCCCAGTTCTGGTCAACTCTCGGGGTCTGCCTTGGGACAGGTTCTCTGTCAGAAAGGGTTTGGGTCGCCTGAACGAGAAGCATGGCATCAAGATCCACTTGGGAGCATTCCGTAAAGGTTACTGTACACAGGCTCTGCAAAACGGAGTTGATCCCGTGACATTGGCGAAGCTGATGGGCCACAGGGATGTGACGATGATCATGAAGGTCTACTCGCAGGTCCACCAAGACAAGGAGTACATGGCCGAGTCGGCGATGAAGGCGAAGGGGCTGGCTAAACCAAGTTGACCCATGTCAGGACGCGAGTTCGCGTAAACAAGGTAAAACATTCAGGTAAAAGGGTTTACGGCAAAAGTGCGAGAGATTTTGAAAAATATTTCAAAAATTTTTTCGCACTTTTGTCCAAAAATCTCCTCTATACTCGCTATAAGTGTTGGAGGGTGTGTGGTGTGCGAATCAAGTGTACTAAAGCGTGCAGATTGCCTACCCCCCCCCCCCCCAATATTTTACCTCTTGACTAGTGTCTTGATGTTCAGTAGTATACATCCGCGCAGACCAAGCTGTTTCATTCACGATGAATGTTGGCTCGATTTGGCGATACCTATTTGCACCTTCGACTGGATAGAAAGTGTTTGCATGTCTACTTTGACATTCGGTATGGGCCTGGAAATTGTTAACGAATCTCATGTTGTTGCGACTTGGTCGAACTGGAGAGGGGGTGAACCTTGCCCCAAGGATTTTGCTCTGGCTCTGGTGGGCAACTTTGCTGATGACTCTCTGCCTTGTGCTTGGATAAAGAACTACTTAAGATCTCCTGGTGAAGTCGCTTACGGTGATGGGAACTGGCTGATACCGACTTCGGATGGAAGATTGATGCACATGGATGGATCTTTGAGCGACGAGACCGAGTATGGACCTGTGAGCCTCACAGAAGCCGTACTTGACATGATCGCTCTAATCCGTAACCCAGTACTGGCTGCGTGATTGACTTCAACGGACTGGTTTGTGAGAATGGATTCTCATCTCTAAGGGATAGAAACATGACTCAGAAGCCAGAGAAGAAGAAGTACAAGACAAACAATCGCCCAACAGGTAGGAGGTCTGCCTCGCGGCGGGCCTCTATTGTTATGCCGGAAGCTCTTTGGGCAAAGCTCAAGCAGATTAGCCTGGATGGTCGTACAACGATCAACGATGTGATTGTTTCGGCCATGACTGAGAAGTATGGAACAGCTACGGAATCGGAGATCAAAAAACTTATCCCAGGCTCGAAAGCAATCGCTATCCCGAGCGTTCAGAATGTGCCTCTGCGACCGTGGGAAAATTGCGTCATCAACACGCATGCCATGGACATGCCCACAGAAACAGAAAAGGCCAACCCTGTTAAGGGTCAGCCCAAAGCAATGGATATTTTTCGGAAGGCCTTCAAAATCAAATCAGGAAATTCGAGCAGATAATCTTTTGGCGACTACCCTTTGACTGCTCGAGGTTTCAAAATAATTTTGCACGAGTTCTGGATTGTCACTCTCCAGTTTTTTTGAGTTGAGCCGTTTGGTCTGTGTCGTTGTGATGTCAAGCTGGTATTTTGAAGACTGGCTTTTCAATTCGCTAGGACAACCCATGGCTTCGACGATTTGCTGACGAAGAATATCTTTCCTGATCCCAAGATCCTTGATCTGGTCCTGGATGTGGCAGTATTCTTCGAGCAAGTCTTCCGGCAATTCCTTTTCTACTCGCTCGACTCTACTGTGTTCCGGCGGGATTTCGGTTACAACATGGTTCATCCAGAATTCTTTTCCAGCCTGGACAGCTTCGGTCAATTTGGCTTGATGGTCTGCGATGTGGATCGGATAGGATTCAAACGCAAGATCCTTGGTGGACCAGACGACCAGATAGCCTTGATCAACACCAGCAACCCACTGCTGCCAGAGAACCTGGATGACGTAGTAATCGGGAGGCGTGTTGTAAATTGATGTGCCAATCGTCTTGGCTTCAATCACAGCTTTCTCGCCGTTTACAACAGCCATACCGTCAAGAGTGCAACCAGCCCAATCTTCGAGCCAGTGACGCATGCGTTCTTGTTTGCGAGTGACGGTCGTATTGAACCGCTTTTCAAACTGAGTGAGCACGAAGTCTTCCGTATCAAGCCCCAGTTGCATCTTGCCTGTCGGGATTGAATCCTCTTTAGGATAGGTTTTTCCATGCCAGACTTTGAATTTGTCGCCGAATGGCGAGATGCCTAAAACACAGGCGATTTCCGAAGCACCGAGATAGTTATGGCGTTGCAAGTGGCAATTCCTTAGAATTGCCCATCCATTGGGCGGGGAGGACGGTCAGGATTCAAAAATAGTTTCGTGATGAGATTCGAGGAATGCGATTGGGAAGGAGTTAACCTCACCGTGACGCTCATCAGGAACCTTGCCAATTCTTACGCCTTGCAGTCTTGCCAGTTTGCTGGCTGTTCGTCCCCACTTATTGGCTAAGTGCTGAGGAGCGGAGATGTCGTTCAGTCGGCAGTAGCCTTTGATCGTGTTGTAGCCAGTGCCTGAGCCAGATTCGCTCTCAAGACGCAAGACACGGGATTCTACTTTTAACTGTCTCTGCTCGATCTCGACCATCATCTGGACTTGTTGAAGCAGGGCTTGAGCAGGAGACAAGTTTCTCTTGATGCGTTCAAGCTCTTCTTCAGCCTGGTGGAGTTTTGCCCGTGTCCGGTATCCTCGTTCCGTTTGGCTGGAAGAGATGTAGTGCTTGAAGACGTTGTAAGACATTCGCCATGTCTCGACCTCTCGCTTTGCACCACTGCCAATCCCGACCATTCCTAAAATTTTAGTAAACTCGATTTCTGTTGCCAGACCATAGTTTAAGAGATGTTCTCTGACTTGTAGAAATCTCGCTTTTGCGTTGTCCTTTCGAGTCGATCCATCCAGATCCCAGACTTCCTCGAACTCAATCGGGGTTGAATCCTTGGGGGCTTGAATCCACGTTTTGGCGACTACGACCAGGTCATTGTTCTCTTCTGTCAACACTGCTTTCCTCCCCATCCTGTAGTAAAAGTGAAAGGCTGGACCAGGCCGAGCGTGTCCTGAGGATCATACCGAAGAAGTATGCGACCTGGCAGCCAACCCACGGGACAGGATTTGAACCTGCTTCGCTTGGGAATCCATTCCCACCTCGTCACCTATTGACGACCCATGGATACAGACGTGTCATGACTCCAGTCAACCGGAAACCCATAGGGAATGGGGCTGAACCAGAACGTCCGATGGCATAAATGTACACAATTTCACAGAATATGTCAACACAAAAAGTAACACGATTTAGATTGCCTATATCGACATAACATGTTAATATATACATATGAATGAATGCTTATCTGTTCTCGTTGTCGAGCCTGATAGGGTGATTGACCCTGTCGAAATGGCACTCTATATCGCTGCTGGAGCGGAGATGGGTGCTGTGCCGGAAATCGTTGTGGACATTATTGAACAGACGCTGGAATCCGACTCCATCGAGGAAGCGACAAGCAATTATGGCAAAGAAATCAGCCCTATCTGAATCCGGCGAAACGCCTAAAAAGCGTGGACGACCACCAAAAACAACTGTTCATAAAGCTGAGATCGAAACAGAAGTCGAGCCACCTCCTAAAGTTAAGCCTAAGAAGGCTGTTAAGGTTCCTAATCTTGATACTCGTTACGACTTTAGCGATGACGTTGAAGCCAATCTGGAATTGATGACGACGAAGCCAGCGTTCCTGACTCGCAAGGGATTGGCTAACAACCAGCCTCAGAAGAAGATACGTAATCACTGGGCTAAGATTATCGAGTCGGCAAAGATGGGTTATGAGATCAGTGCAATCGCTAAAGCTATCGGTGTTCACCGCAAAACGCTCTGGCTGTATATGAAGAAGAACCCGCAGCGAAAAGTAGATTTTGATAATGCCCAGAATGCGACCAGAGACTTGTGTGTAAACGTGATCCTGGATGCTGCCAAGAAGGGGAACTGGATTCCTGCGGCATGGTGGCTTGAGCGTACCAGAGGAATGGAATTCGCCAAACCTGAGGTCAAGTTGCAGTTCTGGGATCGTCAAATGTCAAACGACCAGGTTGAGCAAAGGATCGCAGGAAAAACACTGTCAGAAATTAGTTCAGAACTCTCGAAGCAGTACCAGGGGAACGAAAATGTCAAAAAATATGTCGATGGATCAAGACGACTTCCGGCTGGAACGGATGAATCAGAACTCCCTGTTCTCGCAGCTTCGGAAGGAAAAGACGGGTCGTCGTCAGATACATAATGTAAGTACCTTTACTCCACAGCAGTTGCAGTTCTGGGTCTCTCCGTCCAAGCAGAAGTTTTTTGTGGGTGGAGTTGGTGCTGGGAAGACTCGCGCTGGTGTGATCGAGATTATGAACCAGCCTAAAGGGACGCTTACGATTGTCGTTGCACCGACTTTCACGATCCTGAAGGACTCCACGTTCCGTATGTTTGAAGAGCTTTACGGTCAGTCTGGGCTGATCATGAGCCACAACAAAACGGATATGGAAACGAAGGTCAAAGGCGACCGGACAATTCTCTGGAGATCTGCGGATAAGCCGGACCGTCTGCGTGGAACGAATGCCGGGGCTGTGTACATGGATGAGGCGTCGTTCTGTGACGAGGATACTTATAAGGTTCTGCTGGGCCGCTTAAGAAAGAATCCAGGTAAGTTATGGGCGACATTTACCCCTCGGGGGAAAAACAGGTGGGAATACCGAGCCATCCAGGCTGGCATTGCTGAAATGATTCATGCTCCATCTTACTCCAACACCTTCAACCCTGACTTCTTCGTGCAAAGCCTTAAGGCAGCGTATGATGGGGCTTTCTACAAACAGGAAGTCGAAGGGCTATTTTGCGATACGGACGGGGCTTTGATGAAGTCATCGTGGATCAGACCATGGCAAGGGCCGATTCCCGAGAGGCTCATTATGTGTCGGAGTTGGGATTGTGCTGCCACTGTGGGAAGAAGGTCGGATTACACGGTTGGGACTCTGATGGGCCTGATTCCTGGTACTGAGAAAGTGATCATCTTTGACCAGATTCGCCAGCAATACTCGGCTGAGGACGTTGATCCAAAAATCTCGCAAACATCGGATGAGGATGGACCTGAAACAACGATTGTGATTGAGGTCGAGCCTGGATCGGCTGGCAAACGGTTGTTGCAGCATCAACTAAAGAATCTGGCCGGAAGGCGTGTTGCCTGGAGTTCACCTGGGTCAAACAAATTGACAAGGGCAGTTCCTTTTAGCCGCGCGGCATCAGCTGGAAACATTTTCTATGTTCTTGGTGGCTGGACGGATGCATGCTTCGAGGAGATCGATTCGTTTACTGGGACTCCTGCGGATGTACATGACGACTGCGTGGATAGTATCTCGTTAGGATATACGCATTTATGCGGCAACATGAGAAGAGTGATTGCTGTATGATTGACAAGGCTCAGAAATACAGTTGCATACTCGCTGATCCACCGTGGCCGATGAGAATGGCTAGCCAACGAAAGAGGTCGAAAGAGGGGAAGAAGCCAGATTCTCTGCCTTATCCCACACTGAGCCTAGAAGATATATGTAAGTTAGGTGTTGGAAGTCTGGCTGAACCCGGGTGTCATCTCTGGCTTTGGACAACGAACAGCCACCTTAAAGAAGGGTTCCATGTCATGGAGTCCTGGGGGTTTAAGTACCTTGCTCCTATTCATTGGGTAAAGCCCTCTGGAATGGGGAACTGGTTTATTCATAGGACACAAACCCTTTTGTTTGGCTACAAAGAGAAATGTGTGTTTCCGCTTGGAAGGTACAAGCCAAATGTGTTGTTTACAACTGACCCTGTGAGGCACAGCCAGAAACCAGACGAGTCATACAGGTTGATCGAATCTATTAGCCCTGGTCCTCGCCTTGAGTTGTTTGCTAGACAGAAAATCGACGGATGGGATTCTTGGGGCAACGAAGTAGAATGCGACACAGTGATTGCTGTTTGACATGAGATCTGGTATATTTCGGCGTTGACATATTTACCGCATCTACCAAAGGTTGAATCGTGACGAACTGGATAACAATTGTGGGGCGTGATAAACGCTCCTGCATCTACTGTGGGATCAACGACTTAACCGTCACTGTCTCTATTGTCAATAATGACAAGGAGGCTTTGGCGGGAAACTCGGCTGTTGTTTGCAAGGAATGCCGGAAAGCAAAAATTAAAAAGTCGCTAGGGATGCCTGGGGCTAGAGCTTTTGCTGCCGAGATCAAGCGTAGGAACAAGATGGCAGGGATTGCCAATAGCG